CTCACGTTCAGACGAGTGTTCTGCCCATGGAGATAGTTGACCTTCATAGTCTACCACATAAGGTTCAATTAACCAAACATCAGGATCACCTGGTAAACCTTCTTCTTTAACTGATTCTACTTGAGCTATGATCCACTCATGCTGCAGTTTCAGTAGGTTTGCTGTTATCTCCATCAGTCTCCTCCTCAGGGTAAAAAATTTGTTCGTCTTTAAGTCCAATTTCACGAAGTCTAGTCGCAAAATTCTCAAGAATATTATTGTCTGGATATACAACACTCATAATATGTTCTCCACCAAGACGATGTTCTTCTATAGGAGAGAAAGGACACCAACGTGAATAGTTGATAGGAACAGTTCCATCTTCATTCTCTTTTCCAAGAGTTAAAGTGTATGGATAAACCATACGATATCCAACAACCTTTTCTTCATCTCCACGAAGTTCACCAAACATACAAAGAACATTGTCACCTGTGGCAAGGTTAACAATACGAATATTATGATTAGTTTTTAAAGTATTGCGATCAATCGTTTCCGCCATTTTCTAATTCCTGTTTTTGTGTAAGTTTTCTTTTCCAAGCTTGTTCCAGTCCTGGTTCTGGGTTGCTGATAGTCATAACACTATCATATGGAATCTTAAACATATTGTCTGTAGAATATGGATTCCACTTACTAAACCTTACCTGATACTCCATACCAGATTGTTCAGTAAGATATTGTGGTGTTGCACCATCTAAGTTTAGGACATATGGATCCTCCATGATAAGGCAAACACCTCTCTTGTCATCACCTTCACCATCAAAGGCTTCCTTTAACTCAGTGATAACGCGATCACCTGTTTTCAAGGTTAAAATTGAAATCGCCATAGTTTTCTTGAGTTACCTATAATTGTAGCACTAAAAAAGGGCACCGTCAAGTGCCCGTGTTCATTTAAAAATGTTTCTTTCTTTTTTGTTTTTCTGGTAGTTCTTTTTGCAAAGTGATTGTTAATAAACCATCTTCAAAATCTACTTTCTCAACTTCAACATCATCTGACATTTGCCAGTTCTTTGAAAAAGGTCTTTGTGAAATACCTTTGTGTTGATATTGTTTTTCTTCCTTAGAAGATTTTTTTGCTGAAACAGTTAGAACATTCCGTTCTGTCTCCACTTGAATATCTCCTCTTGAAAATCCCGCAAGAGCGAGTTCCAATATGGTTCTACCATCAGATCCATTAATGACATTGTGAGGAGGATAGTTGTCTCTTGTTCCTGCAAGAGTTTCAAGTCTACTGAATGTTTCATCTAAACCGATTGTAAAAGGAGTATAAGTCTCCCAATTAAATGTTACCATTGTCCTATAAAAGCGACGTTTACATGTGACCCATAAGGCATCACAATATTATTTTATAATATATCTCTTAAAAACAGGGGTGCGGTTTACTCTCCTTCTTGTTTCTTACGACCTATATTGTATTTTGACTCAAGCGTCCACTCACCTTTCTCTTTAAAAGATAATACTTTAATTTGATTTAAAGGAGCTAGGTCAGTAATTTTTTCATGACTCTCTGTAGATATACTTACAAGTCCCCAGTCAACTAATAGTTGTACAATACGATTACGACGTTGTATATCATTCAAAGATATATTTGCTTTCTTTCCATCTAATGCAAACAACTCTTTAAAGTGTACTATGTAATACCTTCCTTGTTTATGAAGTATATGACATGATTGATATATCTTTCTTTCTTTACGTGATGCTACACCAATTCTTGTTAGTGTTTCTCTCACTTTAAGGAAGTCATCTGGTTCTCCCAGAAGCACCTCCACCATATCAGTTTGTTTCCACTGGATCTCAGTCTCACCCATTTTTACCACCTTTATTCAATGATTTTTTAATATTATCTAGTTGATCCTTGGTAAGAATTCTCAGTGCCTGTAGAGCTTTATCGTCATTATAACCATAATACTCTTTTACTACATCAAGATAATCAATAGAATCTTTTCGTGTCCAAGGAGAGAAACGCTTCCTTGGCTTCAAACTATTTAGGAAAAAGTCATATTGCATCTTGTTTGGTAAATGAGAATTTTTATTCATCTCATTAGCGTACAAGATAGTATCAGTAAAGGAACTCAAACATCTATTAATAATGTAAGGAGGATACTTTTTCTGCGCATCAAAATCATCATCCAATATATTCCTCTTGGATTGATTGATGCTGTATAGGTAGTCTTTCAGTTGATACATTATATTTAAAATTTTGCAGTTACACCTACAACTGTAGCATTAGGATTTCTAGCAAGTGCAACCTCGCGTGCATCTTGATAGTCTTTAGCAATCACTTCTTCTTTAAAGACAGTTCCTGCTTTGTATAGCGTTACTTCACATTTCATATTTTATAATTATAAAGAACTAACTCTTTGCGTGATGCTTGATCAGTGTTATAAGTTCCTACACTTCTCATTGTGTAAGTATGTGAGAACTCTGACGCAATCCAATCTTTAAATCTTTCTTTAATAAGAGCAGAAGAGTTGTATGATATAAGTTGCTTGCCAGCATACCTATCGCATTCAGCAGCAAAGTTGTCGTGAGAGAATGCGTCATGCATACTACCTTTTCTTCCATAAAGATTAGACTTTATTTCATAAGGTGGATCAAGGTAAACAAAAACTTCTTTGCTATCGCTAAAAAGTTCTTCATATGATTTGTTAGTAATTTTCCAGTCTACAATTAATTCTTGATAACCAGTTAACTTCTCAATTCCTCGTAATGAAAAATTAGAATCTGATGCTTGTGGACTGAATGATGAAGACTCAGTGAGACCACTAAAGGAACATTTATTAACGATGTAAAAAGCTACGGCACGATCAAGGTTAGATTTTTCTTCATCATTGATAATCTCTTTCATTGATTGAAATAAACATCTTGCCGAATCTTGATTACAATGAATAGTTTTTAGATCCTTTAATTCTTTCTGTACTTGCTCACCATTATCTTGAATTTCTCTCCAGAAATTGTATAGAGGATCATAAAGATCATTCACCCAAATTTTTAAATGAGGATATCTTTTCCCAATTTCCAAAGCTACACTTCCACCACCTAAGAATGGTTCACGATATTCAGTGTACCTTGATAGATCAGGAATAAACTGAAACAGTTTGCTTAGAGCACGACTCTTTCCACCAGGATATCTTAAAGGAGTTTTTAAAGATTTAGTCATCGTGATCATCCCATGGGTCTGTTAAATTTTCATTTGCAAAGAATCCTCTATACACTCCAAAACCTGCTAGTAATACTGTGATTACTGCAATTGAAATAGGAAATGTGATATCGGGATCAAGAGTGAGGTGTGAAATAGTCATCATAATTTTTATTAAATTGTCCAAGATTCAAATCCATTCCAAAAATTACCATTTGAATCATATCTGTCTGTAAGATTTTCATGCTTAACTCTTACAGATGAAGTTCCTGTTGGTTTTGGAACATCTGCAGGTTTGTATGATTTCACTCCATCAACAATTTTATAATCAAATAAATTAGAAACTTCTCTGTGAGGCATACAAGCAAACTTTATATTTTTTGTAAAAATTTCATCTTTAATACGAGTTTTGTCTTTAACCTTAGAACTATAATAAGGTTTATTAATATGATCAGAGTCTACGTACCAAGAATCACTTTCATTTTCTTTGTCAATAAAATAAAGTGTGGATAAGAAAAAAGATAAAACAGGTTTAGATTTGTAATATGGTTCTAATAAACTTGTTATTGGAACATTAATTTTTTTATTTTTAGCGTAGAAATTTAACTTGTTATCAAAAGAAAATTGATTGCAACCAACTGTTTGATATTTCCAATCATTGAAATTTCCTCCAACGCTTATTGTTTTAGAATCAATACTTATAACTGCATCATCTGTTACAAATGCAGTGTCTGAACTTATTACAGATGGGTATATAGATTTGATGCGATCTTTTAACAATGGATCATTATAAACTCTGAAGTTAATATGTCTCTCCACTGCTAAGTCAACCACATTTTCTTTATCCCATACTTTATGAATCGTTCGCCAGTCTTGATTTATATTCTTCATAATTTCTTTTAATTCATCGTTAAAACTTTTCTGTGAAAAAATTTGATGAAGAATATCGAAATATTTTTTTTCAAGATCAAGGACTATTTTCTGATTGTTTGTATAAGAATCAAAATTTTTATTTTGTAGAGTCATCATTTGAATTCACAACTCATCATAATTTCTGTTAGACATGCTAACATATTGATCTCTTGATCTGGAACAAGACTAATATCTTTCATGTACTTTGCCATGATAAGAACTGCTTCTGGTATAGATGGTGGTTTCAATACACCATACAAACTATCGTAGATCTTTCTCATCACACTACTAGGATCATTGTCCATGTGCTGTACTACCCAAGACTTAACTGTAGTAAACTCTTTCTTTGCTAGTGCCGAAAGAAGAGTATCAAGATTAACATCAGCAACATCAACGAGAATAGCTGAGTCAATGGCTCCATTAGCAGAATAGCGTTGACACTCATTGATAAGCCTGCGCCAATCAGGATAATACCGCTTAATAAGTTTAGCGAGAACTTTGTCTTCAAACGTAACTTTCTCATCTTTAAGAATTCCTCTTAGTCTATCAAAAAATTTACCTTGCAATTGAACTGATTG